AGAAGATCGTGGCCGGCGGGAAGACCGTCCGCATCACGACCCAGACCTACAAGCCCGGGTCGGCGTGGGTGACCCTCGTCGTCATCGACGACAACCAGTAAGCCTGTGGTCAAAGTCTCCATCGAGCCGAAGTCCCTCGCTGAGTTCGTGGAGGCCTGCCGCCAGTTCGCGGCGCAAACGAAGATTACCATGCGCGACGCCGTTCTCGAGCAGGCGGCCTTCGCTTGTCAGGACGCGGCCATCTTCACCCCTCCGCTGGTCAAGGGTGGCGGCGGAGGCCTTACCCCTGCGGCCAAGCGTGCAGGCCTCGGCGCCGTGGCTGGAGACATCTCCAAGATTTTCGTGGCGGCAAACGACTCCTCAGCTCGCGGCGTGGCCGGCAACCTGGTCAACCAGATCGCCTTCGCCGTTAAGACCGGAGACTTCGGCACGTTCACCCGACTGACCGACGGGGGAAAACTCTCCGGCATGCTCGGCCAGCGCAGCATCCTCTCGAAGATCGCGGCCGACGCCGACAAGCAGCGGGCCTTCGCCAAGGCCAAGAACTTCCTCAACCGAGCGAACCCCGTGAAGAGCGAATACGGGACGCAAGGGTTTGTCCGCGACATCCGCACAATCCACGACCAGGTAAAGGGCAAGTACGGCGGGCGCATCAAGCAAGGCCTTCGCCCAGTCACCGCGAAGCTGCTCGTGCAGGATAAGAACGAATTGCAGGAATACATTCAACGCCGCCAGCAGATGGTCGGCCTCATCAAGTCAGGCTGGGCAAAGGCCCTCGCTGGTCTACCAAAGGCAAAGGATAACAACGGCCAGCAGGGCGAACCCGGTGCTCAGCTGCGCAAGGCCTCTTGGGTCACCTTGCATTCTGGTGTGCCTGGGACTAACATCTCTAACTTCACCGACAAGGTCGCCGAAGTCTCCGTGACGAACACCCTAGGCAATATCAACGGCATCGCCGACGAGGCTGGAGTCCTCGGCCTGGTCTACGGTAACCGCGTCAAGCAGATGCCCGCCATGATCCGTTACCGACTCCGCAAACCAATCGCCAAGTTTAACAAGAAATAACCATGTCCAACTCCATCCGCCACGTCGTCGAGTCCGTCCTCGCGACCTACCTCTCGACGCAGACAGGCCTCGCCGGCGTGCAGATCCTGACGGGCGACAGCAACGTCACGCAGACCCTGCCTAAGGCGGTCGTCCTCTGCGACTCCGCCCGGGCTCCTGGCGACCTTCCCGAAGGCCTCGGCAATTACGATTGCTCCGTCCGCGTGACCCTGTTCTCGAACGCCGACGACACCACGCTGGCCGTCCACCGCGAGCGCTGCGCCGCCCTGTCGGACTGCATGAAGAGTCTCGACCTCATCCAAGCGGCCTTCGCGGCCACGAACGGCGCGGCCATCTGTTACGACGTGACCTACCGCTCCGAAGACGAGGGCATCGACGAGCGCTCCTGGGCGACGTCCTTCGCCTTCGACGTGCTCACTTGCCTCGACCCCGAGTAGGTTGCCAATTAAGGCAGGAGTAAGATGAGCGAAGTAAACAACGGCGTGGTCTGCTTGTACGGAATTGGCCCGGGCCAACTGGCCTCGCTTTTCGTGCAGTCCTACTCAGTCAGCTCCGGCTTCAACAACACCGGCACGGTCGTTGACGAAGAAGGCAACACGGTGACCGCCCGTTACGACGACCGCCGCTCCGAGATCACCGTCGAGGGCGTGGCCAAGGCCACCAGCGTCCCGCAGCTCGGCGCCAAACTGACCTTCACCGCGAAGACCGCCTCGGCATACCCTGGCGGCGCCGCTTCGGTCAGCTTTGCCGGAACCATCACAAAGGTAGACGACCGTGGCTCTAGTAAGGGTTTCGTTTCGGTCAGCATCACCGCTGAGTCGTTCGAGAAAATCACCTACTAATTGACACCCCCGAAAGGGGCGTAGGCTAGGGGTAGTGGATAGACGCTTCCTGAATGCCCACATCGACCCGGCGCCTTTTCGGTTGCTGGGTCGAACTCTTTACCCGTGGTGCCTCAAGTACCGCGTGCGCCTGATGGCCTTCGAGTCCCCGCTTGTCGTGCCCGGGAAGGAAGTCTCTCCGGCCGACCTTCTCTTCGCCTGCCAAGTATGCGCCGAGGAGCCGTTAGGCGAGGTCGGCATCATCGACCGCCTGCGTCTATCGCGGCTAAACGAAAACCCGGCTAGGTTTGAACTTTTACTGAAGGCCTTCGCCGGATACATCTTAGTCGACGACTGGCCGAAGTTCTGGGAACAGGACGGGAAGAAAAGCGGGGGAAGCAAAGGCCTGCCCTGGCCGATGAGCATCATCGCGAACCTAGTGGCGAACGGCGTGCCCTATAAGCAAGCCTGGGAGATGCCCGAGTGTCAGGCCATCTGGCTGAACGCGGCCTTCGCCATACGCAAGGGCGTGGACGTGGCGATCATGTCGCCCGAGGAGGAGGCCTTCATAGAGTCTCAGCTGAAGGCCGGCGAAGGGGAAGACCCCGTTGCCAATCCAGCAGGGTAAAGAGCCCATGGCCCAAGACCTTACCGTAAACATCAAGACGACCTCCGACGTCCCGCAGGCGATGGAGAAGTCGAAGAGCGCCGTCGTCTCGTTCTCCAAGCAAGTCGAAGACATTCAGAAGAAGTTCTCGACAGCCTTTAAGGACATCTTCCTCGGATTCACCGCTCCGATGGTTCTACTCCAGGGCGCCATCTCGATGATTTCATCGGCTGTCGCAAAGGCAAAGCAGGACGCAAAGGAGGGCATGGATTTAATCGCAAAAGGAGAAACCGTCTTTGCTTCATCTGAAGAGAAACGCATGGCGACCCTGTTCAAGGCAAAGAAGCAGCGCGAAGAAGAGCTCGCCTTAATCAAGGCCGGCAAAGAAGAGATGACTCGCAAGTTCCTGACCGAAACCGAGGCAGGGAAAAACATCGTTTCAAAAGAAATGTCCGGGGCTGTCGCCATGCAGAGGCCGATCCCCAGCGTCGGCGAATTGTCAAAGCGTGGAGACATCCAAGGCGAAGCCGTCCGGCGTTTCCTTGAGTCTCCTGAAGGCGCCGAATATGCCAAGATTCTGGCAGAGCAGGACGCAAAGGCAGCAGGCAAAGACGAAAAGGCCGGCACGTTCAAAGGCCCGGAAGGCTTCGGCACTGTCGTCGGCGTGGGCGCCAACCCGGTCATGGAGAAGATGACCCGCCAGAACGAGATCCTCGAGGAGATTAAACTCATCCTTCAGGAGCAGTCCGCGAACAACCGAACGGGCGAGGGAGTCCCTCCTCCCTTCACCGACCGCGCCGTCCCGCTCACCGCGATGAAGGAAGGCCTCGCTTAATTTTATGGCACAAATCGCAAACGGAAAGACCCTGCTCGCCGCGGAGATCCAGCCAGGCTGGACGGTGCAGTCGGACGGCTTCGGCCTCATCACGTCGACGACGACCTACAAGGCCGACATCGCCGCGCCGATCAGCTCGTTTGAGCGAGGTCAGCCCCACCCGGATACCTTCTACTCTTACCTGAAGGCGCACAAGTACCAGATCAGCTGGGACAACCTCCGTTATAAGACCATCAAGGTTGACTACGTCGGCATCGACCCGGACGTGGGCGGCGGCGTGATGACGCTTGCGAACACCTCCGTGGCCAACGGCCTGACGGCGGAGAACATCACGACCCACCCTAACTTCTTCGAGGCTGAAGCTGGCTATGGTGGCATGCCCTTGGCCGGCCTGCCTTCCGACTTCGGCGGCCTTTACGACGACTCGACCCTCGGGCCTCCCGTCACGGTCATCAGCGAAGCCCCAGGGCCTAACTTCGGCAAGCCTGTCGTCGTCCCTTCCTCCGAAGGCTACAACGGCGCCTGCTTCGAGACTGGCATGGGCGGCCGCTTCATCGGCTTCGTCGACCCGGATGTCCCTGAGCTCTACGGCAAGACCCAGTATCTCGCCCGCACGACCACCTACTCGGGCGTGATCTACACGACATCGCAGTCCTATGTTCAAGCACTGTACGCCCTCCTCGGAACCGCGACGGGTAGCAACTCCTGGGGCATCTTCCAGCTCATCCCTTCGTGGGGCCCGACCGGCACCGGCAAGTATGGCAAGCAGAACCTCCTCTCCCAGGTCAACGTCGAGGAGTTCGGTTCGCTCTACAAGGTGCTTTACGAGATCCGCTATTCCAAGGAAGGCTGGCCTCCTGACGTCTACCAGAACATCTGACCTATGAGCGTTCAACCTGGCGTCGGTTATACCTTCAAGGACTCGAGCCAAGGGACGACCCTGACCATCGAGAGGCCGTGGGCTCCGTGGGCTAACTATCCTCCTCAACAACCCGAAGAACCCTGCTTCCCGTTCAAGGTAAAGAACGTCAAGGAGGAGACGTCTGGAGAGTCGACGATCGTCACCTTCGACATCTGCCCGGGCACGGTGAATAACCTGATGCCTCAGGTCTACAACACGATCACGGAAGAATGGGAGTATCTAGACGACCTGACGGCCGGCTACAAGCTCGTGCTAGAGTTCGACTCCACGTCCTCCTCGTTCGTCTACCTACGCTCCGGCCCTGACGCGACGACGAACGCATTCCCCGCGACGACTCCTGCTGGCGGCACTGACGACCCTTACCCGCGTATCTATAGCACAGGCACGGCGCTAGACACTGACACCGATGCCTTTGCCTACCTCGCCATCGCCAAGGTCAACGCCCTCGGCAGCGGGGTCTACTCGGTCGACCAATACGTCACCGGCTCGCTGTGGGGTGACCGCGTGAAACTTGGAACCAACACTGCGCAGTATTTCTACGCTAGGATTTAATGGCCTATGTAATCGGAGAGTCTATTGGCTTTTCTACTTGGGCAACCCTCAGGACTCCCATCCTGCTGCCGGGGAATAATGTTATTTCTGGCAGCAATAACATCGAGTTCATCAATGGCACTGCCTTCCACGCAGGATTTAAGACGGCTGAAAACACATTGATGCGAGGCGTCAGACCGTTGTCCCTTGCTACAGGCATTTCATTTTATACAGGGTCTGGCGGCAACCAGTATTTCTCGAGCAGTTTCTTCACGGGCTCTGGCGGCAATACGACCAACAGCATAGACGAAAGCCATGCGCTGATCCTGATCGGGCAAACGGTGACCCTGGATGGTGGGACAAGTTTTGTCATTTCATCTGACTACAAAGACCTCCTTGGCGGCCAGATGGTGTTTGGCCCTACTCCGCCAAACCCGCCGCCTAGCTCCTTCGACATTGACCAAGTCGGACTTCTCACGGCCTTCGATTCCTAAACTGACCCCTTTCTAGCCCCCTTGCCAATCTGGGCAGGGGTATAAGACCCGATGAGCTGCTCTAACACCGTCACCGTCTCGCAGGGCAACTCGTTTGCCGCGACCTTCACCTGGACACCGGGCACGAGCGGCCCCGCGAACCTGTTGGCCACGACCCTCACCTCGACCGTCGAAGACCGCGCCGGCAAGTCCTACGACCTGACGATCACGAAGTCGGTCGACGGCCTGTCCTTCTCCTGCGTCTACCCTGGCTCGACGGAAGACTGGGCCATCGGCCTCGGTCGCTGGGACATCAAGTTCGTCTTCCCCGGCGCCACCATCTCCCGCACGGAAATCTTCCGCGTCAACGTCATCGACAGCGTCACCGTCTAATTTATGCCCTTCGGAACCATCACCTCTACGGAGAACACGTTCGGGGCCGTCAATGGCGCCGTAAGCGGAACAATCGAAGGAACCCTGACGGGCAGCGTCGGAGTGCCCGGGCCCCAAGGCCCGCAAGGCCCCGTCGGCCCGCAAGGCCCCCAGGGCGTCCCAGGAGTCGGCGGTACGTGGGGTAGCATCACGGGCACCCTGTCCAGTCAGACCGACCTTCAGAACGCTCTTAACGCGAAGCAAGATGTCTCGGGAATGACCGCTTACCTGACGAAGGCGGGCAACCTCTCCGGCCTGACCGATTTCGCCACGGCCCGCGACAACCTCAACCTCGGCACGCTCAACACCCCGGTCTTCGCCGGCGTGCAGATCCAAGGGTCTGGCCTGAACGTCTCGAACCTCACGCCGACCTCCCTGAGCATGAACCACACGGGGTTCGGCTCCTTCGTGATTCAGCCCTCCTCTGGCATCACCTTCCCGAACGGCACCACGCAGACGACCGCCTTCACCACGGCGCTGCTGTCCGGCTACGCGACCGAGTCCTGGGTCACGTCCCAAGGCTACATCACGTCCTCGGCGCTCGTCCCCTACCTCCTGAGCTCGACCGCGGCCTCGACCTATCAGCCCATCTCGGGAATGTCGTCCTACCTGACGACTTCGGCTGCGGCCTCGACCTACGCCGTCACCGCTCGCGGCCTGCCTGCCGCCGGCACCACGGGCCAAGTCCTGACCAAGAACTCGGGCTCGGACTACGATGTCTCCTTCGCCACCCTGATCCCGGGCGACCGATACCTGACGACCTCGACGACGAGCAACACGATCGGCAACGGCACGAAGACCTTCACCGTCGGGACTGGCCTGTCCTACTCTTCGCAGCAGGACGTGGTCATCTCCTTCGACGCGGCCAACCATATGCACGGTCTGGTCACGAGCTACAACTCGGGCACGGGCGTCCTGGTCGTCGATGTGCAGCATAAGTCCGGCTCGGGCACCTACTCGGTCTGGACGGTCAACGTGGGCGGCATGGTGCCGCAGGCTTCCATCGTCTGGGGCGACATCACCGGCACGCTCGGTAACCAGACCGACCTGTCCACGGCGCTTAACGCCAAACTGGAGTCCAGCACGGCGGCCTCGACCTACGCCCCCATCGCTTCCCCGACCTTCACGGGCACGGTGACCATCCCTGCTGGTGCGTCCATCTCGGGCTTTGCTCCCCTCGCGTCCCCCGCCCTGACGGGCAACGTCACAATCAACAGCAACTCCACCGGCGCGGCGCTGTTCATCGAGCAGCTGGGCACGGGCAACATCCTCACCCTGCACGACCAGGCTACGGACACCAACTTCGTCGCCATCGACGCGAACGGAAAGTTCAACACGGTTCCTTCTGAAGCCACTAACGGCGCGGGCTTCAACATTCCGCACGGCACGGCTCCGACGACCCCGGTCAACGGCGACATCTGGACGACCACTGGCGGCATCTTCTGGCGTCAGAACGGCTCGACCCAGCAGGCCGCTGACGTCGGCTCGACGCAGACCATCTCGGGCAACAAGACATTCTCCAACGCCAACGTCTCGTTTGGCACGTCCACCGCCGCAGGCACGATTAACGTCGGCACGGGTGCGACCATCTCTGGCTCGACCAAGGCCGTGAACATCGGCACGGCTGGCGCGTCCGGCTCGACGACCAACGTCACCATCGGCTCGTCCGTCGCTGGCTCTGGCGTCAACGTAACGGTCAACGGAGTGCTGACGACCACTGGTGCTACCCAGACCATCGGCAACTCGACCGCCGCTTCAACCGTCAACATCGGCACGGGCGCTACGATCTCCGGCTCGACCAAGACGGTCAACATCGGCACAAGCGGTGCCACCGGCTCGACGACCGTCGTCAACATCGCCAACAATATCAGCGGACCGAGCGGCGCTTCGACCATCAACATCGGCACGGCCACCCCTTCGTCGAACGTCGTCCTCAACGGCAACGTCACCACGACCACGCAGGCGGCTGATACGAACAATACCAGCCTCGCTACCACGGCCTACGTCGTCGGTCAGGCTGGCTCGGCCACTCCCCTGGTCAACGGAACTGCCGCCGTCGGCACGTCCCTCCGATACGCCCGTCAGGATCACGTCCATCCGACTGACACTTCTCGCGCCGCCTTGGCTTCGCCGACCTTCACCGGCGTTCCTGCCGCGCCCACCGCCGCCGTCGATACCAACACGACCCAGCTCGCGACGACCGCCTTTGTCGTGGCACAGGCCGCCGCCGCCACCCCGCTCGTCAACGGAACCGCCGCCGTGGGAACCTCCACGCGCTATGCCAGGGCTGACCACGTTCACCCGACCGATACGACCCGGGCTCCGCTGGCTTCGCCTGCCTTCACCGGCACGCCTTCCCTGCCGACTGGCACGACCGCCGTCACGCAGAGCGCTGGTAACAATACCACCGCCGTCGCCACGACTGCCTTCGTGCAGCAGGAAGTCCCTGCCGCCTCGACGACCGCCGCTGGCAAGGTCGAACTGGCGACCCGCCTTGAAGTGGTCGAGCCTTCGTCGTCCACCCTGGCTGTCTCTCCCATGCGCGTCCTCGACGTCGTGATGAGCCCGGGCTATGTCCAGATCGCGCAGAACAACGGCAACGTCTCGACAGGAACTGTCGGAACTGGTGCTGGAGTCTTCACGACCTCCATGACCCGCGTCTGCCTCGGGCCCAACGCTTCGGTCGCTGGCTCTTCCTACTATCGACCGCAGACCAACGGCGGCGTGGCGCAGTTCTATGCCAAGGGCATCAACAACGCTTCAATCAACTTCTCCAAGCCTTTCTGGATGAGCGGTCGTAGCTCGTATGACGACACCCATCGCGGAGACGCTAACAACACTTCGCGTGTCACTGTCGGCAAGTCTGGAACGACCATTGGAGCTCTGACGCAAAAAGGCATCGGTTGGCAGAAGGTCGGCGGCCTTGCTACGAACTTCTTCCTGCTCGCCCATAACGGCACAACGCTAACCAGCGTCGACACGAACACCTCCCTGAACTCCCTCGGCATCACCGGCGGCGTGCCCTTCGATTGGTCCATCTACTCAGACGGATCGGGTAATGTCACGATGTTCATCAATGACGTGCAGGTTGCCACGACTTCCGCTGGCCCTACCGGATACAGTCTCGGAAGCAGCGTCTGGCAGGAAGAAGTAGACCAATCCGCTTCTGCCGCTACGCGTATGTATCTAACGACTTTCGGAGGCCACTATTACCATGCATAAATACAAGGTCACCTGCCTGTTTGTCCCTGACTGGGCTGTCGTCTACCAGTCCGTTTTCGGCTCTGCCGTTCATTGTGCGTCTTCGACCGAAGGCTCTGTTGCCACGTTCACCTTCGACCATCCCGTCACCCCCGCCGACCTCGGGCCTCTCGTCCGCGTAGAACTCCTTTCCGAATAACACCATGATTACCCACCTCCTCGCTCTCCTCGTCGGCTTCGTCGCCGGTGCCCTCGTCTTCCGCAAGCACGCCGCCAAGGCGTCCGAACTGGAAGCCAAGGGCAAGGCCGCCCTCGACGCCCTCAAGGGTCGCGACTGACCTCATGCGATTGCTCCTAGTCATCGCCCTCGTGGCCCTGGCTGGGTGCAAGTCCAAGCCCGCAGCCGAACTCCCTCCGGCTGTCCCCGCCCCCAAGGCGGTCGCTCTGGACACCGTCGGCACGAAGCTCGACGTCATCGACTCCCGCGTGGCCGCCGCCGTGACCGTGGCCCGCGAGGCCAACAACGCAGGCAAGCCCGCCGTCGTGGAGTCCGAACTCTCCGTCGCCGGTTCCTTCCTGCCGAAGCCCACGGAGGGCGACCTCGCCTTCGCCCGCCAACGCTCCGAGAAGGCCACCCCCGCCGAATACGAAGCCCAGCGCAAGAAAGCCGCCGAGAAGCAGAAGGCCGCCGAGGCCGCTTGGGCTGACCTCGAGAAACAGGTCGCCGCGAACAAGGCCGCACTCGCCGCCCGTGACGCCCGGATCGCGGAGCTCGCCGCCGAAGTCGAGCGCGTGAAGAAGGACGCCTCCGCCCAGACTTGGACGCTCGTCGGCGCAGGCCTCGCCGTCATCGGCGCGTTGACGACCGCCTTCATGGGCCCCCGCATCGGCCTTCCCCTGCTCCTCTGCGGAGCCTTCTGCGGCTCGGTGCCGTTCATAATCGACAGTCCCTGGTTTGAATACGCCGCCGGGGCGACGCTGGTCATCTCCTGCGGCCTCGGCCTGTGGTGGCT